CTACAAGCAAGACTACAGCACTGTAGTTGACGAAGAGACAGGCGAGGAAAGCACTCAGGTTGAGGGCGATCCTTACTTTGTACCTAATACGGCAGACTACGCTGTGGATGTCATTGGTAAACTTTACGATCAAACAGGTGAACCAGTTACAACCGAGGAAGGTCTTATAGATGTCGAGATGACTGTACTTGATGGGTGGCATGTGAACATACGTTTGGTGGGCGATGCTATGCGAGATGTAGTAGAAGCACTAGACACACTTCACGGTGTAACACCGGAAGTACCTCGGCGTATCTGGCTTTGAACATAAGGAAATAATATGACAGCAACAACTGACATACTAGCAACACTACATAACGCAGTCGCTGAGGATCTTTTAGGTAAGGTCCTTGGCGGCGAGGCCACAGCTCAAGAGCTAAACGCCGCAATAAAGTTTCTAAAGGATAATGGCATTGAGGCATTACCTGTAGAAAATAGTCCGTTAGCTGAATTGGCTTCTTCTTTGCCTAGTTTTACGGACGAGGACTCTGACTCATTGCATTAACAGAAAGTTTTCCTGATCTCGATTTCTATTGAGAATGCAATAAAGAGGAGACACGAATATATGACTAAAGAAGAAATACACGTAGCACTTGTTACTCTGGAATTGAAGTTGGCTGAATTAGAAAAGCAAGTTCAAGCTAGAGGTAAGATATTATATGCACTTGCATTCAGCGTGATTGGTCCATTTATCGGACTACTTATGAGGACACTTATGTCTTTATAACTTTAGGGGCGGCTTAGGTCGCCTCTACTGCCATTACCCTAGGCAAAAGGATATCAATGAAATCGATAGTAATACCCAACACCGCATATCACAAGAAGCTCAGGTCTTCTTTTAGAACATTTTTATATGTTGTTCAAAAACACTTAAACCTACCAGACCCCACACCAGTACAGTACGATATCGCTAAGTTCATTGAATATGGACCTAAACGATCAATGGTACAGGCGTATCGTGGGGTTGGTAAGTCTCACATTACATCAGCTTATGTTGTATGGAGACTACTTTGTAATTCAGAGGATAAGATACTTGTTGTATCAGCTTCTAAAGAACGTGCAGATAGTTTCTCAACGTTTACACAAAGACTAATAGCAGAGTTAGATGGTCTAGAATATCTAGTACCTGATAGCTCTCAAAGAAATTCTAAGATCGCATTTGATGTTGGCCCTGCTATTGCCTCTCATTCACCCTCAGTTAAATCTGTAGGTATTACAGGGCAGATAACAGGATCTCGTGCTGATCTGATCATCGCAGATGACGTGGAAGTATTGAATAACTCAGGTACCCAACAGATGAGAGATAAACTCTCTGAACAGGTAAAAGAGTTTGACGCTGTACTCCGTCCTGAAGATGGTTCTCGTATCTTATATCTAGGTACTCCACAGACTGAGGATAGTTTATACACAAAGCTCTCTGAGAGGGGCTACAACGTCCGTACATGGCCTGTAAGAATGCCTAGCAAAGATGAACAGGAAAAATATGGAGACTCTCTAGCACCCTTTATTAAGGCTCTCAAGCTACCTGATGGTGAGGCTATAGATCCATTACGATTTGATGAACAAGATCTCATAGAACGTGAGGCATCTTATGGTAAAGCAGGGTTCGCCATGCAGTTCATGTTAAGCACTCAACTTAGTGATGCAGAACGTTACCCACTCAAGGTCAGAGACCTACTTGTAATGCCCATAGATGACTCTACAGCCCCTCTAAGGATCACTTGGGGACCTATGGAAGAAAAGGCACATAAAGAGCTTCAGAACGTAGCTATGAAAGGCGATCATTTCTACCCACCTATGAACGTAGGAGAGGTATTCTCTGAGTTCACTGGATGTGTCATGTCTATTGACCCCTCAGGTAGAGGTGCAGATGAAACTGGTTACTCAATAGTTAAGATGCTTAACGGTTATCTCTATGTTGTAGCATCCGGTGGTCTCTCTGGTGGTTATGATGATACCACTTTGATTGAGTTAGCTCACTTAGCTAAGAAACATAAAGTAAATACAGTAATCACAGAGAGTAACTTTGGTGATGGTATGTTTACACGTATGTTAACTCCGGTGTTCAACAAGATACATCCATGTCAAATAGAAGAAGTAAGACATTCACAACAGAAAGAGAAACGTATCATTGATACTCTTGAACCTGTTATGATGGCTCACAAGCTTGTTATTGATCCTAGTGTAATCGAAGAGGACTACAGGACTGCTCAGAAGTATGAACAGGCTAAACGTCTACAGAAGATGCTCATATTCCAAATGACACGTCTTACATCAGATCGAGGTGCTTTACGGCATGACGATAGGTTAGACGCACTAGCAATGGCTGTTGCCTACTTTGTAGAGCAGATGGGACATGATGCAGAACGTGGTGAACGTCTGGAAAAAGAAGAGGCACTACAGAAGGAACTAAGAAAGTTTATGGATCATGCTGTAGATCCCTTTAGTAACACTAAGGGTAATACTAGCTATAATTGGATGTAGTATAAGAAGTATATAAACAAGGGGTATCCTATTGGGGTACCCTACTAGAAGAGAAGAACTAAAGGTTACCTTAGGTATACCCTTAGACTAAACGATAGCTTCTAGGGATACCTGAGTGTTACCTCATGTTGATACTACTACTTGTTACATCCCCTATCAATAACCTAAGGCAGTTTTGGTCTCACCCCAAGTGAACCGACAGTCCACCACAAGTGTACGCTGAGGGAAGTTAAACGATTGCTTCCAGATCCCTCTTGATGCACCTGATGCTCACAAGCTCACGAGCGTTCGCATGTTCGATCAGGTAGACCACCAGATTAAACGATTGGATCGATGGTCTTTAGTTTTTGGCAGAAAAATGTGAAAGGGTATATATACGTGTAGCTTCCCGAAAAACCCCCCTGCTCCTCTCCAGTGACTGTAAATTCCCTATAGCTAACGTATATTATTTAATTTTGTCACAGCCTAGTGACACAAACCAACAGCAAGCCTATATTATACTGGNAAAATACCAATAGTGAGACATAATAATAGATTATAACACCATAGTATCACATGGGTTCACATTGGTTGCTGTTGTTATTGCTTGTCTCTTTGTTCTCCTACCTTTTTTCATTTGACTACTAGATGTAGTAATCGTGTAGCCTCTAGTTCACTCACAGTAAACAACAGGACAACAGACCACCAACAGGGCAACCATGAGGGAACACGAGGGAAACAATCGTTTATCAATCGTGTAACCTCATAAGACTGATGGTCTATAATATAGCCGTGTGAACTGTCGGTTATCATCAGGTTAACATGAGGGATAAACAAGCAACTATTACTACTTATTAATTACTATTATATAGTATAAGGGATAAAATCGTTTAAATAAGGGATATGGTCTAAAATAATTTACTCGTTAAGTTATTGTTTTATAACAAAAAAGAAAGAAAGTTTAAAATAAATGCAATTAAATGCTATTTAGTACTTGCGATATCCTAATAGTTCCCTTATGAATAGTAACAACAGGACGGTTTACCTAAGCATAATAAACCAAGCTACTAGTACTTAGCACGGTAGCACTTAGCCATTGAGGACAACTTAGACATGGCAGGTGAAACAAAGCTAGGTGGTCTCGGGGTTAATCAGGTGGAACTGATAACAAAGTTTAATTAACAAGCTCTACAATCATACCAATGGCAGGTTGTAGAGTTTGGATAATCAAACCCTAAGGAGAATAAGACAATGAAAAGATACTACACTTTAAGCAAATGTAACACTGAAACAATTTCAACTAACATTGACCTGTTACATACTAATAACTTCAGCGAAATCCTGAACGTTTTCACAATAGTTCAAAGAGCAGTTAATAATACTAAATATGACATTCAAGTAATGGCAGAGAATGAGCAAGGCAGAGAGTACCTTCTAGAAATGGGTGACTTGATGAACCATGTCGCAAGGTTGGACTTAGAAAAGAAAATTGAGGAGCTTCAGGAGGAATTAGCTGATCTTTAATACTTGCGATATACTAACACTTACTATAAGGAGAGTTTAATTAATAAGCTCTACAGTCATCTCCCAGATTGTAGAGTTTAGATAATCAAACCCTAAGGAGAATAAGACAATGAATAAATTTCTAGCATCATACATTGCACAAATGGTAGCACTAGGCCGCGAAGTAAGAGACAACGCAGGTGGTGGAACACCTGAAGAAATCAGAAGTATAGTAAACAATCTTAAACCTACTGTTGAATATGATTTCACTGCTGACTTAAATGGTAAAGAGTATCGTTTCATTGCTGATTGCTGTATTAATAGTGTCATCAAACAAGATTTAAAAGATGAACCTTATTCACTAGGTTGCTTTAATGCTGAGTTCTTGTGTCATTATGTACCTTTAAGCACTGACCAAATCAAACATGTTCAAAATTCTGAAGGTTATGAGGCCATTGGTTACCTAGTGTTAGCTCATGGTCAGATTGATGAACTAATTGAAGATATGATTTCACTTGATGGCTACGGTCATTATTTCAATCATTATGATGGTGAAGAAATTGAGCTTTCAAATGTAAACTATAGAATGTTTCAGGTTAATTAATACTTACTATATACTAATAATTAATATAAGGAGAATAAAACAATGAGTAACTTCAAATCAATGACCCAACGCATAAACAAGGCTGTTACATTAGATGATCTTAAAAAACTGGATGTATCTCTAGGTCGTGTCTTTAATGTTGGTGCAATATCAGCATCTGAATTCTGGAAGCTTGATGATATGATCTTAAACAAAATATTCAAATTAGAGGGGTCAGTAATAGAAAAATGGATGCCATAATAATAGCAGTTATTGCAATATCAATTATCTACGTTGCTGTAATGATTGAAGATTAAATACTTAACATATATTAACAATTACTAAAGAGATATTAAATGGATATGCACAAATTAAGAATGAAAGTAATCAATCAAATAAAAGATGATGTAAAATATAATGATCTAGAAGCTTTGTACGAGCTTATTAAATACATACCATCTCAAGCGTTTAAACCATACCTTACTGAAGGAGAAAACTAATGAACCATAACATGCAATCAATTAGAGACCTTGTAGAGGCTGTTCATGATAGAACAGGCATGGCCTTCCAGACTACTTATTTCATGGATGGTACTAGTGACCTCAAGATCAATGGCTCATGGGTCTTTGATCCTAAAGATAAAGAACCTTATTCAGGCGGCGCGAATAACCTTGAAGAAATCGGTGCCTTTCTTAACGGTATATTATTTGGGGTGGATTACTAATGGACTATTCACTGGAACGAGAACTCATGGAGCTAGGGGTTATTCCTGCTACAGTCATTGATGAACTAGAAGTGCAGGTTGTAGACCTTCACGCTGAAGCTAGAGAACGAAACGCATCACTATTTGATGCTGATAATAACCCTCTATTTTAAAAAGTATCATTAATTAACTATACTTAAAAAAGGTACGCATATACTCTTGTATACCTTTCAAAAACAACTATAAGGAATTAGCATTTGTTACATCGAGCTAATACTTACTATATAATAAGTGACGTTGAGGTCATAATAACTTCTTGAGATGAGCGAAGGAAAAAAGAAAGTGACAAAATTGCAAAGCAATGAGGTCTTCATAGACACATACATAAGAGAGGCAAGTCTTGCCTTGAATACTATTAACTACATTTTCGACGGACATGAAGAAGCAATAAATCGTGGTATTGGATACCATGAGCTAAACACTTCATGCCATATTAAAGCTAGAAACAAATTTAAAGGAAACAAGACAACTTCCAAATGGATAGAGAGTTCAACAAATTACGATAATCATTGGATGGCATTAAGAGAAGCCCATATAGATTGGGAATGTCAAACAGGGAACGAACACCACCTTTCAGCTATATTAATGAACTTGGAGAATTGCCCAAGACATATGAATAGAGTTGAAGATGCAGAACCTGCACCAACTTTAGTTAGTTGTGGTTTTAAAGTCCTTCCTAAACTTAATATTAATGATAAATTAATTTGTACATTCAAAAAGTACAGTCATAAATTAGAACAGACTTACTTTAAAGAATATATAGAGGAACTTAACTTCATTTAGGTTGTTGCCTTCAACATATATTAAAGGTGAGAAATGGCATCAACAACTGAAACAAGAACCCTAATAAGGGCTTTAGAAGAATTCCACAAAGTAGACCCAGATATAACCCTTCCTTCGATCTTGACCTTCCTCTACATCAATGAGCGTGATGGTCAAAGTGAGAACCAAAGCTACTGCCAAGAACGCTTAGGAATGAGCATGGCAACAGTGTCTAGGGCTGTATCACATTGGGCGCAATACAAGCGCCCTAGAGTTAAGGGTCTTGATATGATTGATAGCATCCCTGATCCAGAAGACAGGCGTTATAAAGTAGTAACACTCAAGCGTTCTGGTGTGGAGTTTGTAAACAAAATAATAGGAGCAATGAATGGCAACAAAAAGAGGTAATAAATTTCAAGCAAGGGTCAAAGAAACTGGTGGCAAGTACCACCGATACAGCTTTGATACCTTAGCAGAAGCTGAAGCGTGGGAAGCTCAAGCTAGAGCGCAAAAGCTTTCTGGTACCCTTATAGATAAACCTAACACTTTTAAGGAGAACATAACCTTTCTAGATTTCTATCTTAATGAAGAAACTAAGTTGTGGAATAGGTTAAACAGACCTAAACATATGGTTACGTTTGTTAATGACCTTTACCCTGATCTTTATATGAANGACTTATGCTACAGTCATTTGGTTAGCATAGTTGAGGAGTATAAAAAGAAGAAAGTTAAAGCTAATACAATCAATCATTACTTATCAAGATTGAAGAGAGTTCACGATCATGCTGTTGATCTAGGTATCAACCCTCATGTGATCCGAAAGTGGCCTTGGCAGTCTACCAAACATATCGAAGCTAGACAGAAATTTCTTACAAACAATGAAGAAGAAGCAATCATTCAAGGTTTCAGAGACATGAACCTTCATAGATATGCTGAAGCTTTTATGTTCGCATTAGATACAGGATGTAGACCTTCCGAGTTGTTTCATAGCTACAAGTCTGCAACGCAACAAATTGGTTGGGATCAAATAAGCAAATTAGCAGGTGGTAACATGTCTAATCTAGCTGACCCTGCAACTGGCCTTCCAAGGGCAGTAGTCAAGCTCCAGAGTAAGACAGGTACATCTTCTATTAGATACATACCTCTTTCTCCTAGAGTCATTGAGGTTTTGCAATGGAGTGCTGAACGTGGCGATGTATCACCTTTCCAGACAGGTAAGAGAAAGATCAACTTAGTTCTGTATGGAAAATACTTAAAGCTTATCAGGGAAGAGTATAACCTTTCTGATGAGATCATAGCGTACTCAACAAGACATACTTGTGCCTCACGTTTGGTGCAAAGAGGTGCGCCTATTGCTAACATCATGAAATGGATGGGTCATACTCAGATTTCACAAACTTTAGCTTATGCTAAATTGCGTAATACAGACCTTCTTGACATGGGTGCATTAGTTGGTGACACATTGTGACACAAACTGTGACAAGGTGACATAAAATGGTATTACAAATCATAGGCTTAGGGGTCGTTTCTGTAATTATGTATTATAGATCTTTCTCCTAAGCTTACCTTAAAGCAACTATTTCACATATATAAATAACGACAATACAGTCATATATACATAGGTTTGTACCTACTTTTAATACTTCCTAAATCGTAATCATTTCATAATTACGGGTCACAATAGGCTAGGAACTATCAATAGTGGTACCCTACTAGACATGAGAGAGAAAAAGCATGAATAATCAATTACTTATAGAAGAACAGAAGTTATTAGAAGCTGAGATGCGTGGTGTCACTACAAAGAGATATCATAGCTTACATGAGAAGGCTTCAGATAGAGGTGAGTTCTCAAATACTCACTCAGGTAAGAAGCTATTACAACATGCTTTAACTGCTTTTGAAGCAGGTATTTATTCATGGGTAACAGAAGCTGAAAGTGGTAAAGCAGGACGAAAACCCAATGCATTACGCTTGGTTAAAGACTTTAATGATATCCCTACTCTTGCTTACTTATTTACTAAAGCAGTTATCAACACAGTTCCCATGTTAGAAACACGTATGGATACTGCAAGCAGGACTATGGTTATTCTTTCATGTATTCAATCAGTACATGATGAGCTAAGACTAAGATGGTTTGCTGAGAACAACGCAAAGTTATTAAAGAAGATGATTAAAGACTTTGATAAACGTGACGTAGGCCGCAGAAGAAGACGTGACTTGATCAAACGTACATTCAACCAGAAGAAACTAACATGGGAAGCTGAAGGGTGGAACGAGCAGAACCGTATAAATCTAGGAACTAAGTTACTAGAGATATTTCGTGATACTACTGGTTATATTAATTTAACTAACATCAGAACTAAGAATGGTAAATCACGCTCAATAGTTCAATCAACAGAAACCCTTGTGTCTACACTAGCTGATCGCATGTCAAACACTGAGAACCTATTTACTGTTTATTATCCAATGGTAATTAAACCTGTTAAATGGTCACCTAATAATATCATTGGTGGTGGGTATATTACTAATCATGTTGCCCCTTACAAACTGGTTAAAGGTGCTAAGATTTCTTATCTTAATGATTTAGCTAATGTTGATATGCCTCAGACTTATGAAGCAGTTAATGCAATACAAGAGACTGCATTCAGAGTTAACAAAACTATGGTAGATATCTTAGATTGGGCTTTCACTCAGAACAACGGCATAGGTGACTTACCAATATCACAAGATACAGTCATTCCTGAGCCGCCTCATAATGTTGATACAGATGAAGTTGCTTTGAAAGAATATAGAGCCTCTTGTTACAAAGTTCATGATAAGAACAGACGTTCTATTTCCGCTCGTGGTGCTGTACTGAGAACAATACATTTAGCAAATAAGTTCTCTAAGTACGACAACATCTATTTCCCTCATGATTTAGATAGCCGAGGTCGTATTTACCCGAAGCCTAGCTACTTAAATCCACAAGGTACTGGTTATGTTAAGTCCTTACTAGAATTTGGAGAAGGTAAAGCTCTAAATGATGGTAAAGATGTGGCCTTTATCGCTATTACAGGTGCAAATTCTTATGGTGAAGACAAGATTTCACTACAAGAAAGAGTTGATTGGGTATTTGATAATGAAGAAATGATATTATCAGTAGCAAAAGACCCTAAAGGTGACCAAAGATGGACACAAGCTGACTCTCCGTTTGAGTTCTTACGCTTTTGTCTAGAGTGGGACGGTATTAATGAGCAAGGTGTTGGATATGTATCACACTTACCTTGCCCAGTGGATGCGACTTGCTCAGGACTTCAACATTTTTCAGCCATGTTACGAGACCGTATTGGTGGTTTTGCTGTAAATTTAACAGAATGTGATGAACGTCAGGACATCTATGGTTTGGTTGCTAATAAAACTATAGCTTCAGTGACTAAAGATTTAACAAATATATCTAAATTTGGGAAAGCACCAAAGGAAGGAGTAGACGATAGACCATCAATAGGCTTGTTGGCTCGTGTTGCCTTAGATTTAGGCATAAATCGCAAGCTTACTAAGAGACCTGTAATGGTCGTACCTTATTCTGGAACTTTCTCAGCTTGTATGTCTTATACTGAAGAGCATTTTGAAGAGAGATTTGAAAAAGGTGAAGTTTGTCCTTTGGATGAAAAGACTTTCATTCGTTTCTTCGTTCCCTATGTATCAAAACACATATGGTCTAACATAGATACAACTGTTGTTGCCGCTAGAGATACAATGAACTGGATGAAAAAGATTGCTAAATTAGCGTCTTCTTCTGCAGAACCTGCACCTCTACAATGGAAAACACCAACAGGCTTTATAGTACAACAAGCTAAATACAAAACTACAGAACATAAAATCAAAACATATTTAGACGGAAAACAAATTCGTTTATCAGTAAGAAAGGAAACAAAACAACTAGACTCTAGAAAGAACTCATCAAGTCTAAGCCCTAATTTCATTCACTCACAAGATGCTTCACATCTAATGCTTACTATATGTAAAGCATTGCAATCAGGTAAGGGTATGTCATTTGCTATGGTTCATGACTCATTTGCTTGTCACGCTTCAGACATGAGAGTGTTTTTAGATGACTGTATATCACCTGCTTTCTATGAAATGTACAAAGATGGTGAAAACTTGAATCGCTTCTTAGAAGAGATGAAGGTTAACATAGACCCGAATGAGGAAATACCACCCTTACCAATACAAGGTGACTTAAACCTAGAAGAAGTTCTCTATAGTGATTTCTTCTTTTCCTAATACTTCCCATATCCTAACCATTAGGATACATTAAGGTACCCTNCTAGATAAAACCAATTTCAAAAGGAATTACANATGGTCAAAATACAAAACTTTCAAAACAAATACATGGTCACACATGATGATGTTGTAATCAAAACTTTTGATACGATTTATCAAGCCCAGACCTTCGTGGCAGAATATCGCCAAGGTCTCGAATAACAATTTCTAAACAATTATAATTACTAAGGAGTTTGCTATGGCAGACATTAAAATGAATACCCCAAAAGGTACTGCAGTATTCCCTTCATTAGCTAGACCAGACACAAAGTTTGATGAGCTAGGGATGTACAAAGCAGATCTAAGTGTTCCTCTTCAGGAAGCTAAGGATCTTATGGGTAAACTTACAGAAGTATTCAAACGTCACACTGGTAAAGTACCAAACGCTAATGAGAATACTATGTGGTATAAACAAACTGACAAAGATACTGGTGAAGAAACTGGTAATGTTGTCTTCAAGATCAGAGTTAAGAACCGTATGACTAAATCCGGTCAACTTTGGGATCGTAAACCAGTGTTATTTGATGCGGCTCTAAAGCCTATTCAAGTTAACCCTTGGGGTGGCACTGAGATGATCGTGTCTATGTCTGTTTATGCATGGAACGCAGGTGGCAAGATGGGTGTATCACTACAACCACAAGCTATACAAATCATTAACCTAGTTGAAGGTGGTACATCTTCTCATGGTTTCGAAGCTACTGAAGGTTTCGATGGTTCAACAGTATCCGCATTTGAAGATGACGTAATCGTACCAACAACGGACGATCTTGCCGATTTCTAATGCCGTTGCTCAACACGGTTTCCGTAGTGGCTTTGAAAGCAGGGTTGCTTCGGAATTAACTGCTGAGAATATTACATTTGAATACGAGACTGAAAAGATTGCATATGAACGTCCTGCAAGACGTAGTGCATATAACCCTGACATTATAATAAGAGTTAAACCTGATGGTTCCCCAAAGAACAGGGTTTTGTATTGTGAATTAAAAGGCAGGTTCCTTACCCAAGATCGCCAAAAGCATTTACTAATACGATCTCAACATGGTGATGCTTACGATATCAGATTTGTATTTCAGAACCCTTCAGCAAAGATAGGCAAAAAATCACGTACTACATATGGGATGTGGTGCGACAAACATGGATTTAAATACGCTAAAAACCACATACCATTAAAGTGGTTAGAAGAGGATTAAAATGAAGATAAGTAATGAGGGTATAGTTGCCCTTGCACTTCACGAGGGTATCGTACCTGCACCCTATAAAGACAGTAAAGGAGTAATGACATATGGCATAGGCCACACTGTAAAAGCAGGTGGAATTAACCCCAATGACTTAGAAGTAGGTATGCCCTTAGATGTAGATAATGCATTGAAAACAGTATTCACTCAATTCCGTCAAGATTTAAAGCGATATGAGAATGACTGTAATGAAGCTATTAAAGTTCAAGTCAATCAACATGAATTTGACGCGGCTGTTTCATTTCATTATAACACTGGTGCTATTAAAGGTGCTACTTGGGTAAAGACGCTCAATAGAGGTGATTACATTAAAGCAGGTACTCAGATCATGAACTGGTCTAAACCTGCTGAGATAGTACCAAGACGTGAAGCTGAACGTACATTATTTAGAACTGGTAAATATCCTAAGGGTAATATCCCTGTATGGAAAGTTGATGGTACTAAAGTTGTTTGGGAAGCTGAACGTTTTATATCACCTGAAGAAATGATAGGAATACTTGAACCTAAAAAGCCTAAGAGCATACTAACTCTATTAGTTGAAATATTACTAAAGCTATACAGAAATAAGTGATCTCAACAATACTACAGTTTCTTAATCCCCTGAAAGCTGTTGGTAAACAAATACTTGATTATCAACAGATCAAATTAAACAGTCTTTCAGAGATTGAACGAGTTCATGCAGATGTTAAGATAGAACAACTTCAATCACGAGAAGCAATATTAATTGGTGAACAGAAACATAGGTTCACTAGATTAATTCGCCCCTTATTTGCAATACCCTTTGTTATCTACAACTTCAAAGTTCTAGTAATAGATAAGGTACTCAAGTTAGGAACAACCGATACTATATCGCCTGAATTCTGGCAATTACAAATGATCATATTTGGTGCGTACTTCTTAACACGTCCATTTGAAAAGAAATCATAAACAATGTTATTTACTACTAAAGATCGGGATATAACCGATTACATTGTAGTGACATCAACAAACTCAACCCCTTCTGAAGATGCGGATCTTATCTCACTTGATAGGTCTCATCGTCAGTTGGGGTTTATTTCGTTCCGGTATCACTACCTGATAAACCGTAATGGTAAAATAGAACAAGGCCGAGGTAATAAAACTCACGGTCAAGATTCCAAATATTACAATGACAATTCAATATACATCGCTCTAGTGGGTGGTAAATCCATAGATGGTGATACCTCAAACAACTTTACTGATGAGCAATATGAAAGCTTAGAGATCTTAACAAGTCTCCTCAAAGAGAGTTACCCGAACGTTTCTGTAATCCCCTCTAAGTCACTTCACCCCACAACATTAGAAAGTTTTAAACATGCTGATTAAACCATTATTAATCCTAGTCTTTATGACTCCATATGGTGAGATGAAGATAGCAACTGCTCAAATAGAACGTTGCTCCTCTCCCTATGCTACTCAGGCAATCGCTGAGAGAGCCTTAGCTAACCAAAATTACTTCGTAAAAGTAAAAGCAAAATGCCTAACTCCTGAACCGTTAGCTCAATTAGGTACCCTTTTAGATAAATAAACATTTTCGGAGAACAACATGGAAGATAGTACACTTATAGAAAAGACATCATGTGAGTCATGTGGTTCATCAGATGCTAACGCTATTTATACAGACCATAGTTTTTGTTTCTCCTGTAATACTCATAAGAAAACCGAAGGTCAGGTGTCCTCTCCCTCACCTAAACCTTCAGTTGTGTCAGGTCTCGCTCCTATGGGCGAGGCCATGCACCTAGTGAAACGTAAAGTTTCTGAAGATATATGTAAGAAGTTTGCGTATACTACTTCTACTTATAATGGCTCAAGAGTTCAGATAGCTAATTATAAGAAGGATGGAAAGATAGTAGCTCAAAAAGTACGCTTTCCAAATAAAGATTTCGTGTTCTTAGGTGATACTAAGAATGCAGGTCTTTATGGTCAGCACCTCTGGCGTAACACTGGCGGTAAAATGCTAACTATTACAGAGGGCGAGTGTGATGCAATTTCTGTGGCGATGGCAAACGGTGGAAAATATCCAGTTGTTTCACTACCTACAGGTGCGTCCGGTGCAGTTCGTGCAATCAAACGTGAATTAGAGTTCGTCTCAAGTTATGACAAAGTTGTCTTGATGTTTGATAATGATGAAGCAGGACAAAAAGCTACACAAGAAGTAGCACAATTACTAAAGCCTAACCAAGCTCATATCTGTGAGTTACCTATGAAAGATGCATCTGATATGCTCATGGCAGGTAAAGCAAAAGATATAATCAATGCAATATGGGAAGCCAAAGCTTATAGACCTGATGGTATTATAAATGCGGCTGATCTATTAGAAGAAGTCTTATCTGTAGATACTACTGAAAGCGTTGATTACCCTTGGCCTGATCTCAACATTAAAACAAGAGGTCTGCGTAAAGGTGAGCTGACTGTATTAACTGCAGGTTCTGGTGTTGGTAAGAGTGCTGTTGTACGTGAGATATCTTTTGATCTCCTCAAAAACTACAAAGTAGGTATGATCATGTTAGAAGAGTCAGTCAAACGTACTGCTCTTGGCATGGTTGGTTTAGAACTAAATGCTCCTATTCATTTAGATCGTGACCTAGCTACTGATGAACAAATCACTGAAGCTTTTAATAATACAATGAAGTCAGGTAATCTATTTCTTTATGATCATTTCGGTTCTGTAAGTAGTGAGAATTTAATGGATCGCATCAGGTATTTAGCTACCGGTTGTGACTGTGATTTCATTGTACTTGATCATATTAGTATTGCTGTAAGTGACCCCTCTTTTCAGGATCACGGCTTAGATGAACGTAAAACTATTGATATGTTAATGACACGGTGTCGCTCACTCGTAGAAGAGTTAGGGATCGGTCTAATACTAATATCACATCTACGCCGCCCTGAAGGGAAGGGTCATGAAGAAGGTGCAAGTACATCTTTATCACAGCTCAGGTCATCCCACAGTATCGCTCAATTAGCAGACATGGTTATCGGTTTAGAGCGTAACCAACAAGACCCTGAGAATGCAAACGTAACTACTATGCGTATTCTCAAAAATCGCTTCAGTGGTGAGACAGGAGAGGCCACAAAACTTTCCTATCAACCTGCTACAGGAAGATTATTTCAACATAACGTTATACCGGAAGGACTAGAGATCGCTAATGGAGATGTATTCCTATCCGATTACTGAAGAAGAACTTCAAGACAAAGCATTTGAATTAGCTGAGACCTATTGCGTCTTGGCTACTCAAAACACTGAACACCAAATCACCTATAAATACTGGAATAAAATAGCAACGAGTTTCGAAAACTCAGGATGGAAACAAATGAACGGACAGACCCAACATCAAAAGATATTGAAGCACTTACGAAAAGCAGGATCTATCACGGTTAGAGAAGGAATGGTTGAATACTCAATATCATGCCTAACTAAACGTATCCAAGAACTACGTGAACTAGGACATGAGATTATCTCTAATCCTAAAGTACATCCCATTACCGGACAACGTTACGTGAGGTACACGTTATAGCAGTTTAAACAAAGGAGACCATTATGGCTCGATACTTATACGACGTTGAATCTGATGGTCTCTTAGATACCATTACGAAACTACACTGCATTGTATTACAAGATGCAGATACTGGTGATGTATTCTCCTTTAAACCTAATGAAGTAGAAGAAGGTTTGAAGATGCTTATGGAAGCAGATCAAACTATAGCACATAACGGTATCAACTATGATATCCCTGCTATCCAGAAAATATACCCTTGGTTCAAACTAGATGAAAGCAAATGCTTTGATACTCTAGTTGCCACTAGGTTAATCTGGACTGACTTAATGGATAGAGATCAATCTATCATTGCCGCAGGTAAACTCAAACCAAGACAACGTGGTTCTCATGCATTGATGGCATGGGGGTCGAGATTGGGTGTACTGAAGGGTGACTTTGGAGCATCTACAGATTGGTCTGAATACTCAGATGAGATGCTCGAATACTGTGAGCAAGACGTTCTTGTGACTAAAAAGTTATTTGAATTGATTGAAAGCAAGAACTACTCACCTCAAGCTTTAGAGCTAGAACATAAGGTAGCATTCATCTTAGCTAAACAACAACGTCATGGTTTCTTATTTGATGTTGATAAAGCTGAGAAGTTAAACCAAGTTTTACTAGCTGAGAAAGCTGACATTGAAACTAAACTACAAACTGTATTTCAACCTTGGTTCTCTGCAGTAGAAGTTAAGACCCCAAAGCGTAGCGTTAACTACAAAGATGTAAGAAGACATTCTACTTGGGCAGGTGTATCTTTTACTAAAGTTAAGTTGAATACATTCAATGCAAGTTCTCGTGGTCATATCTCTAACAGACTATCTCACTTGTATGGATGGAAGCCTACTGACTTTAATAAGGACGGTTCAGCTCGTATTGATGATGAGATATTAGCTACTCTTCCCTATCCAGAAGCTCAGTTGATATCTACTTATCTTATGCTACAGAAAAGACTAGGACAATTATCTGAAGGTAAGAACTCTTGGTTAAACCTTGTAGGTGAAGATAAGCGTATTCATGGTTCTATAAATACTAATGGTGCAGTTACAGGGCGTATGACCCATGCTTATCCTAACGTGGCTCAAACTCCATCCGTAGGTAAACCTTATGGTGCAGAGTGTAGAGAACTATACTGCGTACCTCAGGGTAAGAAGCTAGTCGGAGTTGACGTTTCTGGTCTCGAATTGAGAATGCTTGGGCATTTCTTGGCTCGTTTCGATGGTGGTGAATATGCCAATGAGGTTATTTCTGGTGATGTACATCAGCGTAATGCAGACATCTTAGGCATCTCAAGATCGGCTAGTAAGACGTGGATTTATGCATACTTATATGGAAGTGGTGCCGCTAACTTAGGTGCGCTTGTAGGTAAAGGTGCAAAAGCAGGTGCTAAGATGAAAGCAGACTTCTTAGATGCTACTCCTGCGTTAGCTCAATTAATCAATGGTGTACAACATGCCGCTGAAGCCGGATCTATTAAAGGCTTGGATTCCAGACGTGTTCACATAAGAGCCAAGTTTGCGTCACTCAATTCGCTTTTACAATCAGCCGGTGCGATTGTTTGTAAACAATGGGCTGTTGAGATGGATCAGATGATCAAAGCAAAAGGTTATCAGTCTAAAGTACAAGTAGTAGCAAACATACATGATGAACATCAGTATGAAGCAGATGCAGATATAGCAGAAGAAGTAGCTGAAATGTCCATCGAAGCAATCAAACAAGCAGGTCGTCATTTCGACTTACGTGTTCCCTTAGATGGGGATGCAAACATTGGAAACAACTGGAAGGAAACTCACTGATGAGTAGAACAGTATTGATAGATGCAGATATACTTGCATTCCAAGTAAGCGTTAATGCTGAAACTGAAACAGAGTTTGCTGATGATATTCACGTATTATGGGCAGACGCTAAGAAAGCTAAGATCGATATAGATGAAGCTATCGAGGCTATTGTAGCTAAGGTAGATGCAGATGATTATATCTGTTGTCTAACTTCTTCAACAAACTTCAGACAGGATGTATTGCCTAGTTACAAAGGTAACAGAGCTAGTTCACGTAAACCTATGATCTTACCTGCTTTACGAAAACATATGGTTGATCATCATATCTCAGTAATGATCGAAGGTCTGGAAGGTGATGACTGTATAGGTATCTATGCAACTGATCCCAACGCAGACACTGAATATGTTATGTATTCTGCAGATAAAGACATGAAGACAATTCCTGCATTACTATGGAATGAAGAAGATGGCATGGCTCATAAGATATCCCCAGAAGAAGCAGAACGTTATTGGTTAACTCAAGTAATAACAGGCGATACTACTGATGGATATAAAGGTCTGGCGAAGCATGGTCCTGTTGCGGCGAACAAGATCTTAGATAAAGAATGTTCATACCAAGCTGTTGAAGAAGCATATCTCAAAGCAGGTTTTACTGAACGTGAATGTCTACAACAAGCAAGAGTAGCACGTATCTTACATTACTCCGATTTTAACCAAGAAACTAACAAACCTATACTATGGAGTCCTGAATGCTAATAGACCAAGAAACATTACTTACGATACGTCAACAGTTACGAATATGTTATGAAAAAGCATCTGAGTTATTATTCGTATCTGACCCTTACATACAGATGGTTATGTCAGAAGAATTTGATGAACACTTAGACGATCTAATGGATATAATAGAAGGAGATTACATGCATGAGCATTAACGCAGAACTAGATGCAATCTTTTATGATGAGATGAAATGTCATGAAGAAGAAGTAGAAGACCTAATCAGAAAACCATCGCATTACACTAACTTTGCAATTGAACCTATCACTTTTATTATGCGTAACGGTCTATCCTTTTGGAAAGGTAACGTAATTAAATATGTATGTCGTGCCGGTGCTAAGAAGTACGAGGGCATGACAGATGTTCAAAGCGAAATAACCGACCTAAAGAAAGTCATGAGATATGCAGAGATGCGTATTAACATGCTAGAAGGTGAGGTAGAACTGTGAAATTCGTAGTTCTATCACAACCTAACTGTAGATACTGCAAGAAAGCTATTGATTTATTAAACAAGTCTTCTCTCGATTGTGAAGTCATTGATATAAACGACAATCCACTCATGAAGACATTAATGTCTATGGCAGATCTCAAAACTGTACCACAAATATTCAAATCAAACGGAAGACACGTAGGTGGTTTTTCAGACCTCAAAGCATCACTAGGACAAATACAATAATGAATGAACTAACAACACTTAATGAATATCAAGACAAAGCCGAAGCAACAGCAATTTACCCAACTAAACATGCACTTGAATATCTAACGCTTGGCTTAACATCTGAAGTAGGTGAGCTGACAGGTAAGGTCGCTAAGTATTATCGCAAAGATGGAATATACCCAAGAAGCGCGGTCATAGATGAGCTAGGAGACGTATTCTGGTTCGTCTCTGAATTAGCAAGGATGCACAGTGTTACATTACAAGAACTAGCAACCAACAACATATCTAAACTCGCAGACCGCGCAAAGCGTGGTGTTATAAAAGGAAGTGGTGACAACCGATGACAGACGTAAGAGCAAGTGTTGTTACAAGACGCACATATAATAGACCTCTAAACAACGAAGGGACTGTATTTGAAACATGGGAACAAACAGTAGACCGTGTAATAGGTCACCAGAAATGGCTATGGGAACGCAGTAAGAATGATAAGCTAAACCAAGGTGAACAAGGTGAGCTTAATGAGTTTCGTGATCTTATGCTTAGTAGAAAAGCAACAACATCTGGACGTACTTTATGGCTAGGTGGAACAGAAGTAGCTAAGAAGCATGAAGCATCTCAATTCAACTGTAGCTTTGGACGTATTGAAACAGTTCATGATGTAGTCGATGCGTTCTGGTTGCTATTACAAGGATGTGGTGTTGGTTTTGAACCTATACTTGGTACACTTAGTGGCTTTGCTAAGAACATAGAGATAGAGACATGGAGATCCACACGTGAGGATCGTGGTGCTGAAGATAACAAAGTAGAAATGAGAACTACTGATGAAGGCTATCGTATCTATAGGTTAACTATAGGTGATAGCGCAAAAGCGTGGGCGAAAGCTTTGGGTAAAATCATGGCACTTAAAGATCCTGTAGACAAGATCATACTGGATTACACTGAGATACGACCTGCAGGTACTAGGTTAAAAGGTTATGGTTGGATTAGTTCTGGTGATGATACATTACATATTGCATTAAAGAAGATATGTAACATCATGAACAAACGTGCAGGAGAATTACTTTCACGTATGGACATACTAGATCTACTTAATCACATGGGTACTACATTATCCTCAAGACGTTCTGCAGAGATTGCAGTTATGCCTGTTGATGATATCGAAGTTGATGAATTCATGTCAGCTAAGAAAGACTTCTGGTTAAATGACAATGCTCATAGGCAACAGTCTAACAACTCAATCATGTTCTCTAAGAAACCGACTAAGTGGGAAATAGCATACATCTTTGACCGTATGGTCGAAGCAGGTGGTTCTGAACCTGCATTCATCAACGCTGAAGCGGCTCTCAAACGCGCACCTCATTTTAAAGGAGTTAACCCATGCGCGGAGATCCTGCTAGGTAATAAGAGTTTCTGTAATTTAGTCGAGATTGATTGGGGTAAATACCTTGATGACTTCGAGGGTTTGAAACGTGCTGTCTATATATCAGCTAGAGCAAACTATCGACAGACTTGTGTGGATTTAGATGATGGTATCTTACAGCGTTCATGGCATGAGCTTAATGAGTTCCTACGTTTATGTGGTGTTGGTGCTACAGGTATTGTGAAGTGGCTAGATCACCAAGAATACATGTACATGAATGTTGAGAGTATGCTCAAGACGTTACAGGCTCAAGCAAGGTTAGGTGCTAACAGCATTGCAGATGAACTAGGACTACCAAGACCTAAACTTGTATCAACCATAAAACCTTCGGGAACGTTATCAAAAATCATGTCAACTACGGAAGGAGTCCACCGACCATTAGGTAAGTATCTATTTAATAATGTAACTTTCTCCAAGCATGACCCTATCGTACCTATAATGACAAACGCTAACTACAAGGTGATTGAGAAACCTTTTGAACCTGATAGCGTATTGGTTACGTTCCCTGTAGTTTATGATGATGTTAAGTTTGATGAAGTAGATGGTAAGTTTGTAAACCTTGAAACTGCAGTACAACAGTTAGATAGATACAAGCTTATGATGGATAATTATGTAGATCATAACTGTTCTGTAACCATTAGTTATTCTCCAGACGAAATCCCTAGTATAATAGATTGGATTATGACTAATTGGGATAGCTATGTAGGTGTGTCATTCATCTACAGAAACGATCCTACAAAGACTGCACAAGACTTAGGTTATGCATACCTACCACAAGAGGTAGTAACTAAAGAAACCTACAATAAGTACGTTTCCAAATTAACACCTGTAGACATTGAGAACGCCAATTCACTTGATGAGTTGACTGATGATGAATGCGCTACTGGTGCTTGTCCTATAAGATAATGGACGAAACTGAAGGGGCTTTAATTAGCTCCTTCCTTTTTCCTATTGTGGTACCCTACTAGAAGAGAAGAAGAGGTACCTATATTGGACAAACAACCTATTATAACAATGGATCTGATCGAGTATTTTGACAGGATCTACCCTGATGTTTCACCAGAGATGAC